GGTTCCGTTAAAAGTTTGTTGTATAGATTCGATAGAGAAATTAGTATGACGACGATAAACTACTTTGAAGAAAGTGATCTGAGGGTTGCCGGTAAGATAGACATCTTGGGCACCATAAGCTACAAGTTGAAGAAGACCTCCACCCATTTTTAATATAAACTAAGAAAAAATAATTTTTTTATATATTAGATTTATTTTTACTAATATGTTATATAAAAATAATTTGAATGTTGATTTAGTTAGAATACGCAAGACCACCCATACCACTAAGAATACGGAGGACGTTGTAGGAATGAGCGTAAACTGCTACACTAGTCGCACCATCTACTAGACCACCTAATTTAAGTTGTGCAGTATCAATACGCGACATATTGAGTGTTCCAGATGGTTGATGTTCTTCCGGTTTTAATGCGAAAGAATATACATTGATACTACTATTGTTAGGTATATTGGTATGATGTTGATAGGGTTGAACGTGAGTGAAATATTTTTGATCGCGTTCCGCAAAACGATCATTACCGTTAAGCATAAGTTTGGCAGTTCCACATTGTCCCTTATTTGTTGTTCCTTCCTTACCTTTCCATATTAATTCTTTTACAGGATGGTTAAAAGATAATTTAATAGATGTACCAGAAGGTGATATTGTCTCATCACCTGTAAATTGAACTTGTTCAATAAGGTATTCATGTGATAATTGAGCAAAACGACGACGTTCGTCAGTATCTAAGAAGATGTAATCAGCCCATAAAGTGGCATCTGTAAATGGATCATCGCTAATGCTTTCAAACTCAATATTAATTTTAACTTCGTGATATTGTAATGCAATTAAAGGAAGAGCTAAACCAATATTACGGCAGAACCAGAATTCAAGAGGAACATATCGGTTTCCTGATGCACCAGATCCTCCAACCATTTTAGTATATCCTGTAGTTTTTCCTGCAGGTAAAGTAAGTTCATTCCAGATTTGCATCCATTCGCCATATTGACGATCAATTAATTGACCACCAATTTCTACTTCTACTTTTTTAAGTAAATCGCGAGCATCTAGTTCTGCATTTCCATCACTAAAAACTACATATAATTTATGAACTAAATCACCATTACGTGAGATTTGGCAAGTTACACGTTTTCCACCACTAGGGGTTCCGTTAAAAGTTTGTTGTATAGATTCGATAGAGAAATTAGTATGACGACGATAAACTACTTTGAAGAAAGTGATCTGAGGGTTGCCGGTAAGATACACATCTTGGGCACCATAAGCTACAAGTTGAAGAAGACCTCCACCCATTTTTAATATAAGCTAAGAAAATAATTTTTTTATATATTAGATTTATTTTTACTAATATTTTATATAAAAATAATTTAAATGTTGATTTAGTTAGAATACGCAAGACCACCCATACCACTGAGAATACGGAGGACATTGTAGGAGTGAGCATAGATTTTGACAGGTCCATCAATTCCACCTGTTAATTGAAGTTGAGCAGTATCAATGCGAGACATATTAAGAGTTCCAGATGGTTGATGTTCTTCCGGTTTTAATGCAAAAGAATATACGTTGATATTTTTATTATCTGTTGGTATATTGGTATGATGTTGGTAGGGTTGAACGTGAGTAAAATAATTTTGATCACGTTGTGCAAAACGATCATTACCGTTAAGCATAAGTTTGGCTTTTCCGCAACCACCATCAACACCTTTCCATATTAATTCTTTAACAGGGTGGTTGAAAGATAATTTAGCAGATAATTTACTTGAATTTATATTTTCATTTCCTGTGAATTGCACTTGTTCTATTAAATATTCGTGAGATAATTGAGCAAAACGACGACGTTCATCAGTATCTAAGAAAATGTAATCAGCCCATAAGGTAGCATCATCGAAAGATTGTTCAGAATCAAATTCAATATTGATTTTAACTTCGTGATATTGTAAAGCAATTAACGGTAATGCTAAACCTATATTACGGCAGAACCAGAATTCAAGAGGAACATATCCTTCTGTAGTAGAAGCTGTTACTTGAATCATTTCATTATAACCAGCTTTCTTTCCTGCAGGTAAAGTAAGTTCATTCCAGATTTCCATCCAATCGCCATATTGACGATCAATTAATTGACCACCAATTTCTATTTCTACTTTTTTAATGCATTTACGAGGATCATTAATATCTGTTGATCCGTTTTTAAAAACTACATATAGTTTATGAACTAAATCACCATTACGGGAGATTTGGCAAGTTACACGTTTTCCAAGACCAGGGGTTCCGTTAAAGGTTTGTTGTATAGATTCGATAGAAAAGTTAGTATGACGACGATAAACTACTTTGAAAAAAGTTATTTGAGGGTTGCCAGTAAGATACACATCTTGGGCACCATAAGCTACAAGTTGAAGAAGACCTCCACCCATTTTGTATTTATTATTAATACAGAAAAAAAATAATTTGTAAATATATTTAGTTAGAATAAGCAAGACCACCCATTCCACTAAGAATACGAAGCACATTGTAATTCACAGCATACATATTGAGAGTTCCTGCACCTACACCATTAGTTCCAACAATAGCAGTTGCTGTATCAATACGAGACATATTAAGAGTTCCAGATGGTTGGTGTTCTTCCGGTTTTAATGCAAAAGAATATACGTGGATATTTTTTCCATCAGGAATATTTTCGTGGTGTTGATAAGGTTGAACGTGTGTGAAATATTTGGCATCACGCTTAGCAAAACGATCATTACCGTTAAGTTGAAGTTGGAAATCTTTTGTTCCTAAGAAATTAAAATCTGTATCTTTATTAACCCATACTAATTCTTTAACAGGGTGATTAAATGAAAGTTTGGATTTTGTTGTTATATCAGTAGCAGTACTACTAGGATTACTATCAGGAATTGATTCACCACCAGTAAATTGAAGTTGTTCAATAAGGTATTCATGGGATAATTGAGCAAAACGACGACGTTCGTCAGTATCTAAGAAGATATAGTCAGCCCACAGTTCTACATTTGATAAAGTAACATCATTTCCTAAAGATGTTGCTGAACCTAATGTAAGATTGATTTTAACTTCGTGATATTGTAAAGCAATTAAAGGAAGGGCTAAACCAATATTACGGCAGAACCAGAATTCAAGAGGAACATATACATTTTTATTTTGTTCTGTAGTAGTAGAACTTGGTATATTATTTTTAGAAATCATTCTATCAAACCCATCTCTTTTTCCTGCAGGAAGTGTAAGTTCATTCCAGATATACATCCATTCACCATATTGACGATCAATCATTTGACCACCAATTTCAATTTCAACTTGATTGATTAATCTAAAACCAGCATAATTTTTTAATGTTCCTGTATTAATTGGTATAGTAAGTGTAGCTTGTAAGTATAACTTATGAACTAAATCACCATTACGGGAGATTTGACAAGTTACACGCTGACCTAAGGTAGCATTTCCGTTAAAGGTTTGTTGAATTGACTCAATAGAGAAGTTAGTATGACGACGATAAACTACTTTGAAGAAAGTTATTTGAGGGTTGCCGGTAAGATAGACATCTTGGGCACCATAAGCTACAAGTTGAAGAAGACCTCCACCCATTTTATCTTTATTATTAAATAAGATAAAAAATATTTGTTAAATAATTTATATTCTTAAATTATAATAATTATGTTTAAAATTACTGAATATTTTTCATTTTATGTCTTATTATGGTATTTCCTATATATGTTAAATATTATACCTTTTAATCCTATTATTAGTTTCTATTTAATTTCAATATTTGTATTTTGGTTAATATGTTATATGATTTATCTTAACATATCTACAAAAAAAATATTATATTTTATTTTAATTGGAGTTATTTTTCCAAAAATAATACCAATTTTAACATTGAAACACGTTTTTAATCCTATTGATCTTGTATTTGGTTATTCAATGTTTTTTATTTATTATATTATACTATATTATACAAAAAATGTTGAACCTATTCAACATTACTTAAACTTTGTTATATATTTACAAAAATTACCAGATAATTTTTCAATTTTAGATTTAATTAAAAATTTAATTAGAATAAGCTAAACCACCCATACCACTTAAAATACGTAAAACATTATAATTAACACCCCATACCCTTAGTGTTCCTCCTCTTTTAG